GATAATATTGGAGAGAAATTATTTGGTCATTTAAATACAAGTAATAGAGTTTTCAAAAGTAATTACTCAGCTTTAAGTAATTATCAAGCTGCAGCAAGTAGAAATGGATATAGAAGTACAAACACAGCCGCTGGAAGAGCTTTTAATTCAGAAAAAAATAGACAAAATCTTATTAGAAGAACTGGTTCTGGTCCAACAAAAGCTTGGAGAAATGCAGGAACAGATCTTGGCCCAGGTTATGGTGCTTATAAATCTGCGGCGGCAAGAAACGGAAATACAATTAAACCATGAACGCATTCCATATGGCTTTATCAATAGTGGGCGGGATCATACTAATCCAAGTACAACTAATAGCAATGGTTAGATGGTTAGTAAAGCATTATCTATCAGAACTTGTCCCAAATTCAGGCACATCAATCAAAGATCAGATAAATAGACTTGAAGCTAGACAGTATGAAATACTAATAAATCTATCTAAAAAATAGTACTTGACATAAGGAATATAGCGTTATATAATTAGGTTATCTCATCAGAAAGGAGATAACTATGGATTACATGAAGTATATCCGTGAAATAAGAAGCTCTACTTTATCATATAAGGCTAGATTAGTCGCTATTATGATTGCTTCCCATTATGATTTTAAGACTGCCGTTCCTGCCTTTCCGTCAGTAGACACACTGGCACAAGAGACAGGACTATCTGGCAGATCTGTTAGTAGAGCAAAGATTGAGTTAATAGAAAATGGTTGGCTTGTGACTCACAGACAGTTCAATCGTGCCAGCCTGTCAGTACCTACGTGTCCAGGTGGCGAACTAAATACACATATAAATACACATATAAATATAAAAGAAGAAGATTCTAAAGAATCTTTAGTTCTAAATATACTTACAGCTGAAGAAGTAGATAGTTTATTATCATGGTAGAAAATGGAGACATCTATTTTTGTAATTCATGTCAGACATACTTGAGATACCTCAGTCACTGTAAAAAGTGTTCCGCCGACGCCGCCAAAATAGGATGGATGGTCACAAGTGATTCCCAAGTGTAAATGCGGCAGGAACGCCAATCTAAAGGGTTTAGGGAAGACAGGTAGGAAATACTATAGGACCAACTGTCTAACATGCCGTAGAGAGGCTCAGAGGGCCAAAAAAGGGTATTGTGAAAGATGCCTTACAGTACCAACAGATAAAACATTATTAGATGTAGATCATATAGACGGAAACAGATCAAACAATGAACCACAAAACTTACAGACATTATGCAAACCTTGTCATAGAGTCAAGACTAAAGAGAATAGGAACTACAAGAATGAAAAAATGTGCGATTTGCTTTAATGAAAAAGAAATAATAGAATTCAATGTTAGTAATAGAAAGTATGGAGATGGCAGATCGAGCTATTGCAAGCCATGCCAGAGTGCCTACTACAAGGCTTACAATGAGGCTAGGAGACTAGCACAGGCTAAAGTTGTACATCAGTCTAAGTCTTGTCGTGATTGTCGCTTAGAGAAGCCTATAAGCCAGTTTGGTAAGAAATCAAACACCCTAGACAAACACAACATCTACTGTAAACCATGTTGGAGACAGAGAGTTAAGATTGCTACAAGAAAGATGAAAAATGGCGGGTAGACCAAGAACTAAGACTAGAATAGATACAGGTAAGAAGAGAGAGAACTATACTCTTAAACAAGATAAGAGAGGCAAGACAGTTAAAGAGAATGCAGCTTTAAAAGGCTTCTGGTCAGATAATAAGATGGAAGATGTCATGTTACTCTCCAGTACAGAGTTAGACAAATTGATAGATGAATGGCTAATTGACTATCAAGCTAGACAACTCAAGAGAGACCAATTCTGGTGGTATCCCACAATGTACTATGATCCAGCTCCTAAATCTAAAAAGAAAAAAGAAGTAAATACTTCATTTAACTCTACCTTTATATTTAAGTAAGTGATATAATTATCCTGTCGTTGCCAAAATGACAAACCACCTCACATATATATAAGAAGAAGCCCAACCTTAGACCCCTTTGGTTGGGTTTCTTTATGTTTTGATGTATACTTAGACTTGAATGATAGGATGTAACAACTAGTGAAACATCGTGGAGACTTTAGGGATTTCGTGGCAGTGCAAGCAGATAACGAGATGAGACTATATCCATATGCAAAGGATCTGTTTTACCATCCATCAGGTATTCTATCTATGACGGTAGAAATATATAACGACACAGAGACTTATGAGAAAACATTTGGATTTGAGGTCGGTGGTCCATTAAGAGACTTTCTAGATCAGTTATGGGATAAGGAATAAAAGGCGGAATGGCTAAGATAATAGACACTAATAGACACGGTATAAGAAGAGAAATAGATCACCAATATAAACCAAAGAAGAAAATTAAGAAGAGTTATCCACAGGATAAAAAGTTATCCACAGCTATATCCACAGATATTGATATATCTATAGTAAGATCCACAGATGCCTCCGTAAAGGGCGCAAATAATGTTAAAAGAGGTAATTAAATGGGATATCCAGTATTTACAGATGAACAAATAACAGAATTTATAGAGATGGCAAATGAAATGGGCATTGGTCCAGCTATGAGAACATTAGGATATCCTAAATCCTATCATACAGCCAAGAAGTTCTATATGCAGAGAAATGTAGATATGCCTACTGCCAATACATTAGCAGTTATGTCTAAACAATTAGACATCTTCTATACTGATAAAGAGAAAGTATTGGCGGCACAGGCAGTAATAGATAGAACAGTAGAAGCACTATATGAAGATGACCTAGTATCAGATGATATAGCTAAACTATCTAATGCATTACATAAGGCTATTCAGACAATCAATCTAATTGAAGGTAAATCTACTAACATCAATGAGAATAGATCTAAGGATGGCTCAGATCTAGCAATTGTAGATATGCTTAATGAAGCCAAAATGAGATCTGAATCTATTAAGAATACATTAAAGGTTGTTAATTGATATATAGATATGTCGACATTTCAAGGATGACCACCCACTTGACAAATAAATTAAAAAATATTATTTTTGCTACTCTATATAAATTTGGACAGTAAAAATGAATACTATATCAAAACATATTGGTGACATAGATCCAAAGCTTTTTACAATATCTGAAGGTCGTGTTGAACTAACTAAATATGATCCAATGTTATTTGCTTTGCTATATTTGCCACATCATTTGAAGAATGCTTCAGGTGAACTTACACTATCTGAATTTCACTGGGATCTAGCTGAATATGGAAAGACATGGATCAATAAAGCCACAGAACCTAAACAAGGAAGAGATGCATTTATTGCACCTAGAGAATGTGGCAAGAGCACTTGGATCTTCTTAATTCTTCCTATGTGGGCCGCCGCTCATGGTCATATTAAATTCGTAGCTGCATTCTCAGATGCTGCATCTCAAGCGGAGACTCACTTGATGACATTTAAGAATGAATTAGAGACAAATGAATATCTCAAGGCTGATTATCCAGAATTATGTGCTCCAAAGCTTGTTAACTCTACTGGACGCTCACTAGCTAGTAATTCTTGGCGTATTGTTCAGTCTAATGACTTTATCTTTGATGCTAATGGTATTGATACTAACTCTTTGGGTAAAAAGGTCTTTGGTCAGCGTCCTGATCTAATTATTCTAGATGATATTGAAAAGGGTGAAAAGAATTACTCTGAATATCAGGCTGGAAGACAGATGAATACAGTCTTTGATGATATTGCTCCTATGAATATTTATGCTCGTATGATTATTGTGGGTACCACCACTATGCCTAACTCTATGATGGATCAATTTCGCAAGCACTCTCAAGGAGAGAATGGACCTGAATTAAAATGGATTACAGACCAGAATGTAGGCGTACACTACTATCCAGCCATTATGACTGCTGATGATGGCTCAGAACGCTCTGTATGGCCTGAGAAGTGGTCTCTAGAGTGGCTTCAAAGCCAACGACACCTACGTGACTTTGCTAAGAACTATATGAACCATCCTGTAAATGCTGATGGTAACTTTTGGATGTATGAAGATGTAATTATTCAAGATTTAGAAGAATATGGAAATACAATTATCTCCATTGACCCAGCTGTAACAAAGAATAAGGTTTCTGACTATACAGGTATTGCTGTATTGAGCAGAGGAGACGATGATAACGTCTATGTGAGAGATGCTTTTCAGCTGAAAGTATCTCCATCTGAATTATCAGAACGAGTGGCAGCACTCGTAGATATATATAATCCTGGTGTTATATATGTGGAAACTAACCAAGGTGGAGATCTATGGCAGGACGTATTCAAAAATATTCCTGTAAAATATAGATCTATCCGCCAACATGTATCAAAGCAAGTACGTGCTGGAAAAGCTTTGAATTTTTACCAACAAGGGAAAGTTAGACATACCTCTCATTTTCCAGTTCTAGAAGAACAGATGTATTCCTTTCCAAAGGTCTCACACGATGACGTACTAGACGCAATGGTATCTGGAGTACTTTATTTTCTAGATAATAAAGCTCCAAAGGTATTAGCACGTCAATTAAATTACTTAAGGAGATAAAATGTCAGACATTAAAATAGCCCTTGAACAGATTTTAACCAAAAGAGATGGTTACAAGCAAGCTGAAGCATATTACGAAGGCGTAAATGCAGAAATATTTGCTAATCAACGTTGGTTTAAGTTATTTCGCTATGAGGGCAGCGACTTTAGATTCAATTTTTCAAAGACAGTAGTAGATTCAGTACTTAATCGTCTTGAAATCAAGCAAATCCTTGCAGGAGATGCACAAGCAGAAGATTATATCGATACAATCTGGGAACAGACAGATTTAAAACTAGATATTAACGAAATTCATAGAAATGCACTTGTATATGGTGATTCATATGCAATTGTATGGCCAGATGCTGATGGAACACTATCCATTGATTACAATTCACCAATGAACACATGCATGATTTATAGCCAAGAGAATCCACGTCAAAAGGATTTTGCAGCTAAGTTATGGCAAGTAAATGATGGAACAGCAAAGATGATTAAGATGAATCTGTATTATCCAGATCGCATTGAGAAATATATGTCATTTGGTGATTTGGAAACAATGTCAGTAAGCATGAATATGAACCCAGTGGAAGTTATTCCTAATCCATGGGGCGAAATTCCTGTATTCCACTTCCGCACACATAAGCCATTTGGTCGTCCAGAGCATGCAGATGCATTTGGTCCACAAGATGCTATCAACAAGCTGATATCAACCCATATGTTGACTGTTGACTATCAAGGTGCACCACAAAGATACGCATTGTCATCTGGAGGAACATCTTCAGAACTTGAAGACTTCTCAGATGATGATACAGCCAGAGAAAATATATCAGCACTTCAAAATGGTCCTGGTGAGCTTTGGTATCTACAAGGTGTTACAAATGTTGGTCAGTTCCCAGCAGCAGATCCAAAGATATTTACAGATCCAGTAATGGAATATGTAAATGCGATGGCATCTATTACAAACACACCTAACCACTACTTCCTAAAGGGATCAAATATTCCTTCAGGTCAAGCACTACGTGTTGCTGAAGCACCACTATTTAAGAAAGTACTTAATCGTCAACTTGCACTTGGATCAACATGGAGAGATTTATTTAAATACATGTTCAAGATCGAAGGAATCCCAGCAGATGTTGAAATAAAATGGGAAAATGCAGAGTCTGTTGACTCATTAGATAATTGGGACATAGCAGTTCGTAAGAAGAGCGTTGGAGTATCTCTACGCCAGATTCTTATTGAAGCTGGATATGATCCTGAAATTGCAGATGCAGTTGTAGCTGAATCATTAGGTTTGCCTGGTGAACCACTTACACCTACATCTGAAGTAATAAATGCACACAACTACGCCCTAGAGCAAGCTGCTATAGAGCGTGAAACAGTAACTGCTAACGAGCAGGGTGCTGTACCAGACGCAAAAGCATAGGAGAAACAAATGGAAAATATGGATGGTACGTCCGTAGAAATCAAAGACCCAGTAGCAGTATTGGCAGCTTTGGATAGAGCAAAAGCGGACGCTAAAAAGTTCAGGACAGAGAAAGAAGCCATAGAACAAGAAATTGTTGCTACAAGAGAGAAGCTAAATCTTAATCAGACTAAATTAAAGAATGACAAGATAATTAGATCTCTAACGGACAATGGTGTTCCAAATGCAGATAAACTTCTGAAGTATATTAAGACCTCAGAAATTGAATTAACTGACGACTTTGAAATCAATGGATTAGATGTCCAGCTGGAAGCCCTTAAAACAGACTTCCCTGAATTATTTGATCCAAAGATGATAGTTGGCGGTAAAGCAGATTCAGGAATAGCATCTACAGTGGATTCTCCATTAACTGCTACTGAATTACAAGCAAAATATGTACTAGGGAATTAAAATACGGTATAATTGGACTATGCAAGCTAGATGGACGTTTAGGCTTGCGAATCTAATATATTCGGACGAATATTTTACTCTCAAGCAAATAAAAATCTAACTAATAAGAAAAGGATATAAAACTATGGCAAGAACAGAACTTACAGTTGCTAATGGTTATATCGTTGAAGAGCACAGCTCAAACGTCGTACAGGCAGCATTGCAGAACTCTGCAATTGAATCTGTTGCACGTCGTGAGCCAATGGCTACATCAATCAAGCGTGTTCCACGCTTCGTTGGTGACGCTCCTGTTGTTTATGCAGAAGGCGCTACAATCGGTGAATCATCAGTAACAATTGACGACATTACACTAACAGCTCGTAAATGGGCTAAAATTATGCACATCTCTGAAGAGGATATGAATGACTCATTCATCGATGTTCTAAATACATACAAGACTCAGTGGGCAACCAACTGGGCAAAGAAGTTTGACAACGCAGCACTTGGTGTTACAGTTGCAGCTGACGGAACAGACACAGCACCATATACATCTGTATATCGTGAAGTATCACAGTACAACTCAGCTTCTAACCTAATCCAAACAGCTGGCGCTGTTACATTCGCAGACCTGAATGATGCACTTTCATTAATTGAACAATCAGCTTACTTTGATCCAACAAAGACAGCTTTCATCATTCACCCTTCATTCCTTGGAACATTGCGTGGACTTGTTGACAACAACAACCGCCCAATCCTACAGGATCCACTAGGTGCTCGTGGCTCAACACTATTCGGCTACCCAGTAGTCGTTTCAGCAGGAGCTAAGACATCTACAGCTGCAACAGCAACTCCATCAGGTAACAACCTACTTATCGTAGGTAACACAGACCTTATGGTTAATGGTGTTCGTGCAGGAATTGAATCTATGGTATCTAAGGATGCTAAATTTGATACAGATGGTGTCCTTCTCAAGGTCCGTGCACGTCGTGCATTTGCCGTTGCTAAAGCTGAAGGCTTTGCAATCGTTGAGAAGACATCAGCGTAAGGAGATAGATAATGCCATCAAAACTATACGGTAATTTCCTCGCTAAGTCTCTTAATAAAGATC